ACGCACGCGCGCAACAAGGCCGACCCGTGGGAGGGCGTCCCAGCGCTGAGCGCGCTGTTTGAAAACGGGAAGGTGATTATACCCTCGCGCACGGACACCGACCGCGAGCGCGTCGAGCCGCTGATACATGAGCTCTTTTCACTTGGAAAAGAGCGGCATGATGATTGCGTTATGAGCTTATGGATAGCTGAAACTTGGCTGAGAAAGAGCAGTTTTACATATTCTCTCAGCTTTGGCGATGGGGGCGAGATCACCGGCACCAGCGACGAGCGCCTAGCGGGCGGCGCAGATGATGAGCTCGACACGCACGAGCAGATAGAGGCTCGCGCAAATGAGCGCGATAGTGATAGAATATGGACGAGCTTGCCAGGCTATGGACGCCATTAACCGAAGGGTTAGAACATGATCGAGACGCACATTTTTACAGCCGCGGGCGGCGCCGACCTCCGCGTAGAAAAGCACCACCTAAAGGGCCAGGGGCTCGCGGACTTTTACAGAAACGCGCAGATCAGCGCCGAGGGGCTGAGCGGCGGAACCTTCAGCGTTTATTACCGCGTGCCAGGCGGGAGCACTTGGCGCGCCCATGTAGAGGGCGCGACTGAGAACGATGTTATAGTGATGAGCGGCGACCGCGGGCCCCTCGCGGAGGCGCTGCTAGTCACTTTCGCGGGCGTGGGCGGCGCAGATGTGCGGGTGATCATTAACCTCTCAGCGCGGGGGCTTTGATATGGCCACGCTCACCGGCGACCTAGTTATCGCGGGCGGCGGAGATGTAGCGCTCAATACCCAGATTGAGAGCTTCACCATCGCGGCGCCCCCCTCCAACACCTACACGCTCACGGACAGCCCCGCCGCGGACACCACCGGCGACCTCATCATCACGCTTACTCTAAACGGGTGGACAGCGGAGCAAGGGCGCGACTACAGCGTAAGCGGCGCGGTGATTACTTGGAGCTCGCCCGATGTGGCGCTAGAGGCGGGTGAGCGCCTAGTAGCTGTTTATCAGCCTCGCCTCACCCCTTAATGATATAATCAGCACACCCCCCCCCCTCTACAGAGAAGGAACCGCACAATGGCACTCATTAAGGGCAAGCAGCTTGCAGGGCAGACAATCGACACCCGCGAGCTAAAGGACTCGGCCGTCACCCTCGCGAAAATCGCGGACACGCAGATTACAAGCGCTAAGCTAAACATCGACGGCCAGGCCTGGGATTTTAGCGCCTCTAGCGCTTTCAGCGTGCCGGAGCCGTCGAGCTCCGCGCACGCCGCGTCTAAGGGCTACGTTGACGGGCGCATTAACGGCGCGGTGCAGGGCCTCGATGTTAAGGCTTCTGTGCGCCTCGCTTCTGTTCTAGGCGACCTCGCCAGCTTCACCTATAGCGGCGGCGTGCTAACGCAGCAGGTTCTAGCCGCTATCACCATTGACGGCGTGACCCCCGCGAGCGGCGACCGAATTCTAGTGCGCCACATGAGCACCGCCAGCGAGAACGGCATTTACACCATCTCGCAGGTGGGCGACGGCTCAAGCGTGGCGTGGACGCTCACCCGCGCCGCGGACTTTGACAGCAGCGCGGAGGCCTCGCCGGGCTCATTTACCTTTGTCGAGGAGGGTAACACCCTAGCCGATACGGGGTGGGTGATGAGCGAGGACGGGCCTATCACGCTCGACACCTCCGATATCACTTTTACGCAGTTCTCTAGCGCGGGTGTGGTCAACGCCGGCGACGGGCTAGGCAAGACGGGCAATGATCTATTTGTGAAGGTCAAGAGCGACGGCGGCCTAGAGATCACCAGCGACGAGCTCAACATCAAGCTAAAGAACAGCTCAGTCCTCACGGACGCGAGCGGGCTTGAGGTGGGCCTGAACGCTGAGGGCTCTATCGCGATCAAGGGCGCCGCGGGCCTCGCCGCGCCGATCATGCGCCCCCAGGCGGGCCTTGCCGTCGCCTCGACCATCTCGACCGACGACACCGATAGCGGGCTCAGCCTCGCCGCGACGCCCCCCGCGGGGGGCTTTGTGCAGGTGCTAATCAACGGCGTGATGATCGAGCTAGGCGACGGCGCAAAGGATAAGGACGGCTATTTTACGGGCGACAACGGCACCACCGCGCGCGCGCATAACGCGCTTGCGAGCGGTGATAAGTTCTTTTGGAACGGCTCAAGTGTTTTCGCCCTAGAGACTAGCGACCGCGTCGATTTCCTTTTCTCGCGCATTTAAGGGCGCGCTAGACTGAGGGGGCGCTGAGCCCCTCAAACCCCGCGAGGGGGGGCGGCGCAGAGCGCTAGAAGCGCGAGCCGCAGACCTCGACCAATCGCACCAGGAGCCCCCGAATGAGCCGCATAGCTGCTAAGCAGGTTAAACTAACGAACCCCGCCCCAAGCGGCGCCGGCGCCGTGCTCTACACGGAGGGCGCGGGAATAGCCGCGAACGCCGCGCTATGCTTTGACGACACGAGCGGACAGCCCCGTCTAGGTGTGGGTGTAGTAGCGGCGCCTCAGGCGCTGCTCCACCTCCAGGCGGACGAGAGCAACGAGGGCGCGCTAATCATCGAGCAAAATAACGCCTTTGCGGACGGGCCCGACATTACTTTTAGAAAGAGCCGCGGCACGCCGGCGAGCCCCGCGGGCGTAAACACGGGCGACAGCGTGGGCGGGATAGGCGCGCTAAAGTACACGGGCAGCGCCTACCAGAACATAGGCGGCTACAGGTGGACAATATCAAGCGCGACGGCGAGCGCGTTTAGCCTACAGACACAGACGGGCAGCGTTACAGACACGCGCCTAGAGATCACCGACGCGGGCGCCTTGCGCCTCGCGCAGAGCTACACGCTACCCACGGCGGACGGCACCGCGGGCCAAGTGCTCACGACCGACGGCGCGGGCGCTGTTAGTTGGGGCGCGGGCGGAGGCGGCGGGGGGGGCGTCTCATGGACATATGAGCGAAAGAGCGCAGACTTTACAGCCGTCGCGGGCTACCACTACAGCATAGACACAACGGGCGGCGCCGTAGCGGTGACGCTGCCCGCGAGCTCGACGGCGGCCGCCGCGATACGCTTTAAGCTGCGCGCGGGCTCTAACGCTATCACGCTAACGCCAGACGGCAGCGACACCATAGACGGCGCGAGCAGTTACACAATCAGCAACCCCGCCCAGGCTAACGAGCTTGTGGACAGCGGGCTAGGCGCTTGGGAGGTGTTTTGATGTTTACGACACAGAAGATAACAGCGGCCCACGCCGTGGGCTCAATAGTAGCCTTTGATGAGGCGCTAGGCGCGTGGGGGCTCGCACAAGATAGCAGCGCCCTTGTGGGTGTGGTGAACGGCGAGCCCTTTGAGCACGAGGGCGCCCTTTATGCACCCGTGACCTTTGGGGGCGTCGCTTTTGCGCTTGCAGCGCGCGACATACCGCCGCAGGGCGGGGGCCTCGCAATCGAAAACGGGCGCGCCTATGTGGGCCCGCTCGCGCTCGACCGCGCGGGCGAGGTGGCCCCGCTCTCTTTTGACCAGGCGCCACCCTCCGCGGGTGACCTGATATTAATTTTCTTGCGATAAGAGAGGGCGCCCGTGAGCTACAACGCGCACAAGATAAATAACAAGGCGCCAACCGCCGCGGGCGCTGTTTCGCTCGCCGTGGACGACTTGAGCGATGTTGACACAACAGGAATAACGAGCGGAGAAACACTAGCCTATAACGCCACCTCGACAAAGTGGGAGCCTAGCGCTATGCCAACGGGCGCGCAGGGCTATATCTTTATGGGCACCGATATAAATAACTACAGCACTACAGCCTCACCAAGCACCTACACCAGCGGCGCCCAGCTCTATTTTCAAAACACCAACGCGCACAACACAATCAGCGGCTCCACAATCAGCCTCGCCCCTAGCTCTTCAATATGGTACGGAGATATTGAGCTACCCGCGGGTAAATACTCGATTATGAGCAATAGCGGCGCGCTATTCTCATCTACGGGCTATATGGCCTTTTCATGGAAGCGTACCGACACGGGCGATACAATATCAAGCATAGGCGTTAAGGGCGCAGACATAACAACCTACCCCGCCGCAGAGGGGAGCTGTTTAGGCGCTTTTATATTGAGCGCCACTACGACTATTAGATGTACTATTGACGGCGTAACGGGCTTAAGCGTGAGTGCCACGCAGACAAACGGCCAGGCGATAGTGCCGAGTTTTGTTTTAATCCGTAAGGTGACATAGAAAATGGCACACAACGCGGGCGCCGTTAACGCTCTAGCCCTCACAGAGCAAACAACAATCGAGCTCAACGACCTAATAGGCGGCACGCTCACGGGGGGGAATGTATTAATAGCACAGGGGGGCGGCGCGTGGACAGCGGCCCCCGTGCCAACAGGGGGCGACGAGACACGGGGCGCAGCGCTCACGGCAACGGCGCCAGGCACGGGAACCGACCCCTCAGTAGCCTCAAATAACTCAGTCCGCTCATACCCGTTTTATATAAACGCGGGGCAAAACCTAAACACGAACGGCGTAACTTATTTAGGGAGCGAGAGCATTTTCGGGGCTGAATGGAACACGCAATTTAGAATAGACACGGCGGGCGTATGGCTTATAGTGGCGCAATTACCTTTTAATCAAACATCAGCAACAACCGCGTTTTACTCGGTAACAATCACAACGGCCTTAACAGGTACGCCCTCAGCATCTACAACGAAGGGCCCGCTTTACTCTCAAAAACTCGACCAATACAAGCGCCCAGGGCTTTACGCCGCAGTTTTAAATATAACGAGCGTCCCCTTTTCTTTTCGCTTTGCTAATTATAATGTAATTTCAGTTGTAAAAAATGTGCAGCCTTCAAGGGCACAGCTACAATACTTAGAAATCACGCGCCTAGCGTAAGGGGCCGCGCCCATGTTTGACATTAAGACGCTACTCAGCCCGCCGCGCTTGTGGTGGGCGCTCGCCGGTGTGGGGTGCGTGCTCGCGCTCGCGCTATGGCCAACGCGCGCGGAGCCCGTGGCGCTGATAGCCGCGATGATGGGGGGGCTCATACGCGACGCCAAGCGGGAGCAGCGGCGCGCGGCTGAGCGCGGCGAGCAGCTCGACGGGGGCGAGGTGATCACAACCACCCAGACGGCGCGCGAGGTCGAGGCGGCGCGCGCTGAGGGCGAGAAGGAGGCGCGGGCGTGGCTCGATCAATAATATTAGCGGCGAGCGCCTTAAGCGGGCTATGGACACTCAGCGACGGGCGCCAAGAGCGGCGCCCCTGCCCCCCGCTGAGCGCTTACGCGGACGGGGGCCCCGTGAGGGTGCCCGAGGGCTGCACGGCAGAGCGCGCGGGTGTGTGGGTGGCGCCCGCGCGCTATGTAGAGGGCGCGGGCGAGCTCGCGGCGTTGAGGGCTGAGGTGGAGGGGCTCAAGCGCGAGCGCGACGAGGCGCGCGCGGCGCGTCGAGAGCTCAGCGAGCAGCTAAACGACACGCTCGCCGCCCAGGTGGAGCGCTTGAAGCTGATAGAGGCGCTATGCGCGCCGCGCGCGCCCGAGCCCTGCCCCGTATGGACACCGCGCGGCGAGGGGGCGCTAGTGGGGGGGCTAGTGTGCGGCGCGCTTTATCTAGGCGATAAAATCCGCTAATATCGCGCCGATAGCCACGAAGGAGGCGCACCCATGCAGAGCCCTAAGACCACAGCGCCCGCGCCCATCGAGGCGCCCGCTCACCAGACCGCCGGCGAGCGCGCAGTAGAGCGCGCGCTGATCGAATGGCGCCAGGACATACGCGAGCCGCGCGGGAAGGTGGCCGACGGCCCGATACTCACGCGCTATATCCGCGAGGGGCTAGGGTGGACTTGGATTGAGGACTACCAAAACCGCGCCTTTGAGTGGTGCGGGGCTTTTGCGGCGTGGGCGTGGCGCGAGGCGCTGAGCGCTGAGGTGAGGAAGAAGCACATCGCGAGCACATACCGCCTCAGAGAATGGGCGCGGAACACCTCGCGCGAGGTGGGGGGGCTGAGCGCGGCGCGCCCCGGTGATATTGCCGTAGTAGGCGAGCGTAAGGCGTGGGGTGATCATATAACGCTCATCGAGCGCGTTGAGGAGGACGGGAGCGGCGCATGGACAATAGAGGGCAACGCGACGGGCGAGGGCCCCACGCCAGGCGCTAAGATGGAGGGCGTTATAAGGCGCTTTAGGCCCGTCGAAACGATCCGCTTTATCTATCGCCCCCTAGCGATTGACGCGGAGCATTAAGCCATGAGCCTAAAGATTGACCCCGCGGAGCTCGACGCGCTGATTAAGGCGACGCGCCGCCCAGAGACACAAGAGCCCGAGCCTAAGAGCTACGACCTCAACCCCTACGACCTCGACAACCTGAGCGCGGGCGCGGGGGGCTACCTCAGCGGCGACACGCACCAGGGCACCACAACGGGGCTGAGCTATGCAGCCCTCCGCGCGCTCTCGCGGGTGCCGCTGATCAGCGCGATCATACAGACACGCATTAACCAAATAGCCGAGTTCGCGCGCCCTCAGCCCGACCGTTACAGCCCGGGCTTTGTGATACAGCGCAAGGACAGCAAAGAGCTAGACGACGCGACGCGCGCGCAGATAGACGCGCTCAGCCGGTGGCTGATGAGTTGCGGCGACGCCGACCTCATAGGCGTGACGACGCTAGAGGCGCTTGTACGCCAGGTAATGCGCGACAGCCTCACCTTTGATCAAGCATGTTTTGAGGTGATCCACGGCGCGGACGGGCTGCCCGTCGCAATTAAGCCCGTGGACGCCTCGACGATACGCCGCGCCGCCGTGAGCGCTGAGGAGCGGGCGAGCGGGCGCCGCGACCCCGCGCGCGCTGCCTTTGTGCAGGTGATAGACGGGCGAGTAGTGGCGCACTTTACGGCGCGCGAAATGGCGTGGGGCATACGCCGCCCGCGCGCGGAGCTCGCAGCGCACGGCTACGGCTTCCCAGAGCTTGAGGAGGCGAGCAGCACGATTATAGACATAGTGCACAGCAAGGCCTACAACAGCGCCAACTTTACGCACGGGCTACACCTGAGCGGGATACTTGCCGTTAAGAGCAAGATGAGCCCCGCGCTGTTTAGGGCGTTTAGGCGTGAATTCTACTCTATGCTCAGCGGGCCCGCCGGCGCGAAGAAAACGCCCATTATTCAGCTCGACCCCGAGCAAAAAGAGGAGGTTAGCAGCGTTAACCTCTCAAATAACAATAGAGATATGGAATTTAGCGCGTGGCTCAACTTCCTCATTAAAGAGGTGTGCGCGCTCTACCAGCTCGACCCCGCGGAGATAGGTTATCTGTTTGGGAATGAGGGGCAGAGCAACAGCCTAAACGCGAGCGGGCCGAGCGAGCGCATACTACACAGCCGCGAGAAGGGGCTAAGGCCGACCCTCCGCGCGCTTGAGGGGTGGCTGAACAGGTGGGTAATAGACGCTTTCGCACCTCACCTAGAGATCTCTTTTGTGGGCATAGAGGCCGACAGCGAGGAGCGGCGCGTGAAAGCGACCGCAGACAAGGTGAAGGCCTTCCTCACGATCAACGAGGCGCGCGCCGCCTTTGACCTGCCCCCGCTTGAGCAGGGCGGCGACCTCATACTAGATAGCGCGTGGATCAACCACCAGAGCCAGCAGGGGGGCGCGGGCGCGGACACGGGCGACGAGGGCGAGGAGGACATAGACCCCGCCGATTATTTTGAGCGCTCAATCCGCATAAAGGCGCGCTTTTAGCGGGTGAGCTTGCGAGGGGGGCGGGCGCGGGGCTATGCTCGACAATCCGCGCGCCCGCCAGGCTGAAGGGGGGGCGGCGCGCGCCCAAGCACCCCCGCCCCCCTTAGAGGCCCTATGCTCGCTGAGTATGTTTTCAAATCCAAATACGCCCGCCACAACGCAGCCGCGGGGCGCCGCGAGACTTGGCGCGAGGCGGTAGAGCGCACCGCAGCCATGCACCGCGCGCGCTTCCCCCACGAGCTCGCGCAGGTGGCCGAGGTGCAGGACGCGCTAGAGGCGCGCCAGATACTCCCCTCTATGCGCGGGCTGCAATTCGCCGGCGCGGGCGTGACCCGTAAAAATATGAGGCTCTATAACTGCACCTCAAGCTACTGCGACCGCCCGCGCTTCTTTGCGGAGGCGCTTTGGCTGCTGCTCGCGGGCTCAGGTGTGGGCTTCAGCGTACAGCGCCACCACATCGCGCGGCTACCCTCGATCAAGCGCCCGCGCGACCGCGCCGAGGTCTATACAATACCCGACTCTATCGAGGGGTGGGCAGAGGCTACACACCGCCTCTTTAGCGCGTACATGGAGCCCGACCGCGGGCGCCCCGTATTTGATTATACGCTGATACGCCGCGCGGGCTCGCCCCTCAGCGTGGGCGGAACGGCACCAGGCCCCGCGCCCCTCAAGCAAGCGCTAGAAGGGATTGAGGACATATTGAGAGGCGCCATAGGGCGACGCTTGCGCCCCGTGGAAGCCTTTGACGCTACAATGTTCTTAGCCGACTGCACGCGCACCGCGGGCACCAGGCGCAGCGCGACCATCGCGCTCTTTAGCGCAGATGATCGAGAGATGATCGAGGCCAAGACCGCCGCGGGGTGGTGGGAGACACACCCGCAGAGGGCCCGCGCTAATATCAGCGCTGTTATCACGCCGGACACGCCGCGCGAGGTTTACGCGGGGCTATTCGCAGCGGCGCGCGCGTATGGCGAGCCAGGGCTAGTGTACCTCGACTCGACCGAGTGGGCGGTTAACCCTTGCGTCGAAATTTTAATGTGCCCGACGCTGATCAAGCGCGACGGCGAGGCGGTCGAGCGCTACACCCTCGACCTACTCGACCCCGCGCGCCGCGCCGAGAATGAGGCGCAGGGCTACAGCTACGCGAGCGGGTGGAGCGCTTGCAACTTGACCAGCGTAAATGTGGAGGCGGCGCGCGACGGCGCCCACCTCGCGGAGCTCGCGCGCCTCGCCTCGCGCTTAGGCACCTACCAGGCAGCCTACACGGACACGGGATATTTAGGGCTAGTGAGCCGTGAGATTATCGAGCGCGAAGCGCTGCTAGGTGTGAGCCTTTGCGGTATGGCCTCGCGCCCCGACCTCACGCTAGACGCGGACACGCTACGCGCCGCGGCGCTCGCCGCCGTCGAGGAGAACCGCGAGACAGCAGCGCGCGTAGGTATCCGCCAGGCGTCGCGCGTGACTTGTGTTAAGCCCGAGGGCACCGCGAGCCTAGTTTTAGGCACCTCAAGCGGGATACACCCCGCACACGCGCGCCGCTACCTCCGACGGGTGCAAGCGAGCGAGGCGGAGCCCGTATTTAGAGCGTTTAGAGATGTTAACCCCCACGCCGTCGAGCGCTCAGCGTGGGGCAGCGATTACGCCGCAGTATTCGCTTGTGAGGGGCGCGGAACGACGCGCGACGAGCTCAGCGCGCTAGACCTACTCGCGCGCGCCCGCCTCGCGCTGAGCGCGTGGGTGAAGCCAGGCACGGCGCGCCCCTCGCGCCTTGTGGGCGCGTGCCACAATGTGAGCCTCACGGCGAGCGTTAGACCCGATGAATGGGAGGCCGTGGAGGCTGATCTATGGGAGCACCGCGCAGCCTATCGAGGCGTAAGCCTACTAGGCGCGACGGGTGACTATGATTATCCTCAAGCGCCTTTTCAGGCGATCTACACGGACGAGGAGATTGACGCGCAGAACCCCACGCCAGAGCGGCGCGCCGAGATGATTAAGGCGCGCGAGATGTGGGCGCTGCTCAAAGCGACCTCGCGCCCCGTGGACTATGAAGCGCTCGACGAGGCCGCGGACACGACCGCGCCCCTAGCCGTGGACGCTTGCGCCGGTGGTATGTGCGAGCTCAGATGAACCCGACGCGCCCCGCCCCGACCATAGACCGCCCGCCGCTATGGACGGCGTTAGACTTCTCAGCGCTCAGAGGCGCAGGGGCGCAGGACGCCCTAGAGCGCTTAGGCGTGCTCAGGGCGCTAGGTTACGCGCACACGCGCCAGAGCGCCCTAGCGCTGTTAGAGAGAGCGGGGCGAGGGGTGAGGCTCAGCCCCGCCGAGGAGGAGCGCATAGCGCGCTTAGCGACGCGCTTAACGGATATGTGGGCGGCGTGGACAGACGCAGAGCGCGATGAGTTTAGCGCCGCCTACCTCGACCACGCGCGACAGCCTCACGCGGCGCGCCCCGTATGGGTGGAGGCCTACCAGGGCACGCCCGAGGCGCTCACCTCGCCTTATACGCCGCACCTCTACCAAGCGCGAGCGATAGCCTTTAGCCTCGCGCACCCGCGGGCGCTGCTCGCGCTTGAGATGGGGCTAGGAAAGACGCTCATAGCGCTCTACGCGGCGCATGAGCTACTAGCGCGGGGCGAGGTGGCGCGGGTGATCATCGCGGCGCCTAAGAGCGCGCACGGGGCATGGAGGAAGCATTTAGAGATGAGCGCGCGCCCCTCTCAGGTACTCACAGGGGCGACGCCCGAGAAGCGCGAGCGGGCCTATACGGCGCTCTATTACGGGCGCGTTGAGCTGTTAGTGATCACCCACCAGACACTAGCGCTCGATTACGCTTACTTTGAGCGCATACTGAGCGCGGCGCCGGGGCTGCTGATACTCGACGAGGCGCACAAGGCTAAAGCGCAGGACGGACAAATAGCGCGGGCCTTTGAGGCGCTCGCGGAGCGCGCCGCGCGGGTGTTAGGGCTCACCGGCACGCCGGCGCCTAACCGCGTTGAGGACTTCTATTTTGTGATCGACCGCATAGCGCCAGGGGCGCTAGGTGATTATCAAGACTTTTGCGCCCGATACACTTACAGAGTTTATGACGCTTGGAGCTCAACGCAGGGCGCGAGCTACACCGCGGGGGCGCTGAGAGCAGACACGCTAGGCGAGCTGCACGAGCGCCTTAAGCGCGTGCTGTTTGTGCGGACGGCGACAGACCCCGACGCCAGGCTAGACCTGCCCCCGCGCGTTGACCTCGCGCCGCGCGTGGAGCTCGACGAGATACAGAGGCGCATACTGCGAGCGCTCGCGCACGCCCAGATAGAGCGCGAGGAACACCCCGACGCGCACGCCGAGGCGCTGAGCGGGGCGCGTGGACACCTCGCGCAGATAGCCGCGGAGGGGGCGACGGCTAACGCAGCGGCTCTAGGCGTGAGGATCGAGCAGCTAGGCATAAGCCCCGCGCTATTCTCACCCGCCTTTGCACGGCTCGCGCCCGAGTACGAAGCGCCTAAGCTAACGCTGATAGCCGACCAAATAGCGGCGCACCTAAGCGCAGACCCCGACGCGGGCGCCGTGCTGTTTTGCGAGTACACGGGCGCGCTTGAGCTCGCGCGGGCTGCACTTGTGCGGCGAGGTGTGCCCCCCGACCTCATCGCGCTCTACACCGGCGACACGAGCCCCACCAGGCGCGCCGAGATCGAGCGGGGCCTTAACAGCGGCGCCCTCCGCGTAGTGTGTGGACAGACGCGGGCGCTTGAGACGGGGGCAAACCTACAGGAGCGCGCCGACTTTGTAGCGCACCTCTCGACGCCCTGGAGCCCCGACACGCTCGCGCAGAGTACCGCGCGCGTTTACCGCCAGGGGCAGCGGCGCCCCGTTAAAGTATTAAGACCCTCAAGCACGCCGTTAGAGGAGGCAAAAAACGCCGCTCTAACAGCTAAGATAATGCGCGCCGCCGCCCTCACGGGGGCGCTCACCGACGCCGACGCGCGGATTATCGAGACAAGCGCCGACCCCAGAAAGCGCAGAGCACAACGCGCCTTGTTTGAGCGCGGCGCCTACTCTTATGCTATCATTACAGAGCTTTTAGACCTACCCACACCGCGAGAGGGGGGGCCGTGTACCGCATAGACATTAACGGCACTCGCGCAGCGCTTAGCGACCCTCTAACGCTGTGGGAGATCACGCGCCAGCTATTGAGCCACCGCGGGCGCCGCGGGCCTATCAAGATCAGCGCGGGCGGGGTGAGCGGCGCGGTAGACCTCGAGCCCGGCGCGCCAATAATGCCCATCATCGACCTACTCAAAGCGCGAGGGCGTGGGGGCGAGGTCGAGCTAGTGCGCGAGCTCGCGGAGGAGATGGGCGCCCGCTTTGAACGCCGCGCCGACACCCTCGCCGACGACCTCGCCGCGCTACTGCTCGACGCGGCGCCCGCGCCGGTGCAGAAGGCGATAGACACCGACGACGACGGGCGCAGCCACCCCGCCAAATACTTTACAGGGCTCGACGCTAAGACGCGCGCCGCGCGTGAGCGGGTGATAGAGGCGCGACAAGATGAAGGGATAACGGGGCGCGAGCTCTACGCCGACCTACCAGGCGACGAGGAGCCCACGCGCCCATCGCAGTACACGCGCACAGAGATAGCCGCGCGGGTGCGCGATGAGATGAAGGGCCCAGGTAAAGAGGCCTTCTTAAGAGCCGCCGCCGAGGTGGGAGGGGTGCGCCGCGGGCTGCTGAGGCAGGTTTACGACCGCGGGCTAAAGGCGTGGGCGACCAGCGGACACCGCCCAGGCGCGACCGCTGAGCAGTGGGCCATAGCGCGCGTTTATAGCTTCCTCTCAGGCGGCAAGACGCGCACGACAGCGGACGCCGACATAGCGCGCCAAGCGGACGCCGACGCGCTCAGCAAGGCGGGGCTGCCCCCAGGGCTCACGCGCCCCCCCGAGAGCGTAGCGCGCGAGGCGCGGCGCGGGCTCGCGCTGAGGCGGAAGCACAAGCGCGGAGGGCTGAGCACTCAAGAGGCGGGCGCCCAGGGCATAGGCTCAGGCGTGCAGCGCGCTGTTAACCTCGCGCACCGCGACCCCCTCAGCGTGGACACGCTCAAAATGATGAGGGGCTTCTTTTCCAGGCACGAGCGCAACGCGCGGGGCACTCACGCCGACGGGGGCCCGAGCGCGGGCGCTATCGCTTGGCTGCTGTGGGGAGGCGACGCGGGGCGCGCGTGGGTGAACCGCACGCTAGACACCATCGAGCGCCTAGAGGCGCAGGAGGCCAAGAATTGATATTCAGCGACCTGATCAAAGCCGCACAGCACAAATACATTAAGCGCGTACCGAAGGCGGGCGGTAAGGGCTATCAATACTTTTACAGCGAGACGGGGGGCGGGGGCGTCGCGCTAGAGCAGCACATGAAAGAAAAGGCCGCTTTTAGGCTCACCCATAAGGGCCAAGAGGGCCACTTTCACATCACCGCAGTTAACGGCGACCTGGTGAGCGTGAAGCACGACGAGAGCGGCGCGACTGCTGAAATGACACGCGCGGAGCTCGCCGCGCTGCTGAGGGCGCACCACGCGCCAGCGCTGAGCGCCCATGTAGAGCGCGCGGAGAAGCGCGCCGCGCAGGCCGCCTCACAGCTCGCCGCGGCTAAGCGCGCCGCGGGCATGAAAGAGGCGCCCGCGCCCGCACCCGCGCCGGCGCCCGCAGCCAAGCGCGAGAGAGAGAACAATTTTGAGACAATGCCAGAGAGCGAGGGCGCCGGCTACACGGCCGTGGACAAAGCGCTAGGCAAGGCGGCGCGCGCCGCCCTCCGCGCTGATCTCAGCAAGGCGCTAGTGGACGGCGACGCCGCGCGCGTTGAGCAGCTCTATATGCGCCAAGACGCGGACGCGGCGCACACGGGCGACGCGCCCGTTGACGCGCTTATAAGGGGGCTCATCTACGCGGCGCCCGCTTCACAGGACATAGACGGCAGCCGCAGACGCCAGGCGCGAGGGAAAGAGCGCGCTGATATGCGGAAGGCGCTTGAGGCGGCGACCGCGAGCGGCGCGCTACGCGAGACGACCACAAAGAACGGCGCGAAGGTTTACACGCCAGGGCCCGCGAGCGCCTCGCGCTCACCTAATAGCGCGTGGAGCCTCGCGCTACTCGGCGGGCGCTATGAGTTCACCTTTGACGACTTCTCACAGCCCAACGAGCACAACGGCACCCCCGCGACCTCTTACGAGGAGCTCAGCGAGGAGGATCAGCGCGAGCCCGCGCAGAAGGACGCCGCAAAGGTCAACGACCTACTCGACCAGATTAGCGCGCTTGTAAAGGCTAACCCCGCCCTCGCCAACGACCCCCGCGTTATCGCGCTGCTAGGCTCCACGGGCGAGCCTAAGCGCGAGGGGCGCGAGATGGAGATTATTCTAGCGGGGCTGCCAGGACAGAGCGAGCGCCAAAAGGCGCGCTATGTGCTCATCGAGGCGGGCGACGCGATACCTTCACACGACCCGCTCAGCTTCTCGCCGCGCGCGGACTACCCCGAGGGCATACAAGAGCGCGCCTATCACCAGGACAAGGGCGAGCAACTAAAGGTGTTGCGCAACGCCTCAGCCTTTAACCCCGACTTTATGATTAACACCAACCCCGACGCCACCAACGGCGCGCCCATCATCACCCCCGAGGGCGTAGTGTTAGGCGGGAACAGCCGCACAATGACACTACAGCGCGTTTACGCCAACCAGCCCGAGCACGCCGCCGCCTACAAGCGGAAGCTGAAAGAGGAGGCCGCCGCCTTTGGCTTCTCGCCCGCCGACATAGACGCTCTAAAGGCGCCTATGCTAGTGCGCGTTTACGACCCGCCGGCGGACGATACAAAGACGCTCGCCCAGATAGTGCGCGCCGCGAATGTTACTAAAATGCAAGGTATGGAGGGCCGCATTAAGGGGCGCGCCCTCGCCTCTCAGCTCAGCGAGGACACGCTAAGAACGCTCAAGAGCACTCTAGCGCGCGTGCCTTCTGATTACTCAATCAACCGCTTCCTCACCAAGCCGAGCGGCGCGCTTACCGACTTCCTCACAGCTCTCAGGCGCGACAAGATCATCAGCGACCAGAACGCCGTTGAATATATCCGCGAGGACGGAACGCTAAACGCCAACGGGCGCGAGCTAGTAGAGCAAACGCTGATAGGCTATGTGCTCAGAGACGAGGCGCTCTTAGCAAGCCTCGATTACTCCACATACGAGAACCTAACCATTGCCGTGGGCAAGCTCGCCGCCCAGGGGCTGAGCGAGCAGACGCGCAAGAGCCTAGCCGACGCCGTGGCGGTCTTTAATTACGCGCTCTCAAAGGACATTATCAAAGCACGCCAGACGCCCGAGAAGCGCGACGCGAATATTAGAGAAATGCTGTTTGGGCAAAGCACTTTTGACTTTGGAGAGCAGCGCGGCGAAACCCTCGCCTCCGCGCGCGATATTCGCAGCATGATTAACCGCGTGAGCGGCGACCCTCTAGCTAATAGCTTCCTAAAGCTTTTTGTGCTGAACCCCACGCCGCGCGCGCTTGAGGACAGCATTGACGAGTTTATCAGCCTTACGGAAGCGCCCGAGGTGGAGGATTTTTTTGCAGCGCCCCCGCTAGACTATAACGACGCCGCCGCCAAGCTAAGCGAGGCGCTCGCGGACAAGCACAGCCTACCCGACGAGGCGCGCGGCGCCTATCGCTCGATAGACGACGCACAAGGAGCCTAACCCCCATGCCTTACCCCAACGAGCACGCCGCACGGCAGACCGACCCAAAGGGCTACAAGCAGTTTAGGCGCGGCGAGATAGCGCCAGGTATTGACGCCATTTACGGCATTACGCCCGACGGGCGCGCCGAGGTGCAAGCGCTGAGGGCAGACCGAAAGCGCTACAGCGTCGAGGCGTTTAGGGCGTGGCTCACTAAGACGGGATTTAAGCACGCGGACATAGAGCCCGCGACGGGCGACGCGCTCAGCAAGGCTATTCTGAGAGTGTTTAGGAAATGAGGCTAGTAGAGGCCGAGATCAAGGCGCGCGAGCTCATACAAGCGCGCTTCGAGGGGCTGATAGTGGAGCTGCTAGGGCCTCGCGCCAGCGGGCTTAGCGCTGAGCGTATTGCTGAGCTCATCGAGCAAGGACACCTAGACCCCGCCGCGATCTACAACGCCGACGGCGAGCGGCGCGGCGAGCTGCCCCTAAACCCAATCCTCTTTATTAGGCTCGCGGGCGCCCCGTACTTTGACGCGGACAACGCGACGCGCGAGCGCATGAGAGAGGCGACGCTACGCGAATGGGTGGAGCGCCTCGCGCCGGTGATCAGCGCCAGGGAGGAGGCGCCGCCCCCCAAGATCGACGCGACGGCGCCGTTATTCAAGATCGAGCGCCCCGCCGCCCCGGGCGACCTGCCCGAGCTGCCCCTAAACAGCGTGCCCGCGTGGCTGAGCCAGAGCGAGCGCGCGGGACTTGTGGAGGCCTACAGAAACGCGGGGGGCTATATCCGCGGGCTAGGCGTGGACTTTGCGGACGAAATCAGCGCCCGGCTGTTTGAGAGGTGGGGCGGCGCGCGGCTGCTCGACACGCCCGACCCCGCCAAGCGCGCCGCCGCGCTTGAGGTAATCCGCGCCGAGGTGGGCGCCGCGGTATTGACACACGACACCGCCGCCGAGGTGGCGGGGCGCATACGCCAGCGCACGGGCGACCTAGCGCGCAATTTTCAGCGCATAGCTGAGACGGAGCTACAAGCAGCCCACAACGAGGGGCAGCTATACCACACGCTCTATACAGGCGGCGAGGGCGCCAAAATGGCGCGCATACCTGAAACAACCGCGTGCAAGACTTGCCGCGCGCTGTTCCTCCACCCCGACGGCACCCCGCGCCTCTTTTCACCAGCGGAGCTCATCGCGGGCGGCGTGAATGTGGGGCGCCGCCGCGCTGATTATCGCGCCACAATCTACCCGCCGCACCCCCGTTGCAGGTGTGATACAATCACCATAAGACCAGGCCAAAAGGCGACGCGCGACGGGCGCATAATCGCAGACAAGGGGCAGCCATGAAGCTAACAGGGAGCCTAGACATTATTAAAGGCGGCGCGCCCACCGACGAGGGCGAGCCCACGGCGCATATTCGCGGCGTTATCTCAACTGATAGCGTTGATCTACAAGGCGAGACTATCGCGCAGAACGGGCTAGACTTCTCTTATTTCCTACGCAAAGGGTGGCTCAACCTCGACCACAAGCCAGGCGTGGAGAATGTGCTAGGCTATCCGCTCAGCGTGGAGACGCGCGGGCGCGAGACTTGGTTAGAGGGCGTGCTACTGCTCGACCGCCCAAAGGCGCGCGAGATATACGACACCGCGCGCAGCTTACAAAAGGCGGGCGGGGGGCGCCGCTTAGGCTTCTCGATAGAGGGCCAGGTGATCGAGCGCGACCCTAAGAACCCTAAGCGCGTGATTAAGGCGCGCGTGCTCAACTGCGCGATCACCCACAACCCGATTAACGCGGACACGACACTAGAGCTCATGAAATCGCTGATTAGCGTGGGCTACCAGACGCCGAGCGCCGCGCCCAACGGCGAGAGCCTCGCGCCGCTTGTGCCTCAGCAGCTCGACGGACATATAGCAAACGCCGCGGGCCCGTCAAATAATAAATTTTCTCACGATAGCGCTTTAGCTGATACAATTAGGGCGCTATACGCAACCTACCCCGCCGCCCCTCTCGCCGAGATACTTAAGGCGGCTCAACAAATGCAGGAGGCTAGGCGACTATGCGCCGAGACGACTTAATTGATATGATGAAGGCCGCCGGCGTCGCCGCGGAGGTCGCGGAGGCCCGCGCCGACGCTACCCTAGCCGACGCCACCGCCGCGGACACCCTCAACAAGAGCCTTGAGGCCCTCGCCGATGTGGCCAGCGCCCAGGCGCTCGCCGAGGCGGAGCAGAGCGAGCGACTCGCAAAGGCCGTCGAGCAGGGCGAGCTTAGCCTTGCCGACGCTATCGCGCCCGCGCTTGACGCTATGCTAACCGAGCAGCGCGCGCAGAACGCCGCACTCGCAAAGGGCCTCACGGGCGCGCTTGAGCTCATTAAGGGCCTCAAGGCAGACCTCAAGAGCCTCCGCGACGCCCGCCCCGCGCCCGCGCCCGCGCCTATGGCCAAGAGCGTTGATTATATCCCCGCGCCAGGCGAAACCGCCAACGGCGCCACCGACGCGCGCGAGGAGCTCATTAAGGCCCTCTCGACCGCCTCGACCACCGACGCCAACCGCGCCTCTCAGCTCATGCACGCCGCCGCGCTGCTTGAGAGCGGCGCCGACCCCCTCGACATTAAGCGCCGTTTCTTTTAAGGAGCCCACCAGATGATGACCTCTCAGAACATCGCCGCTCTCATGGCCGACCTCCGCAAGGGTGAGGTGGGCTATCAGACTCCCCTAGTCCCCGCGGGCGGCTCGCAGACCGCCTCTAACCTCTCGCCCCTTGTGCCGCAGCAGCTTAGCAATACGCTGAGCGTGGCGACCTCTAGCATGGCTGACCTCAAGCTATGGCCCATGCTCAACAAGGTCGCCGCGATGAATACCATTGTGGAGTTTAACCGCGTGCTCTCGCACGGCGCGGAGCACTCGCCTTTTATCGCTGAGGGCGGCGTGGGCGCGCTCAACCGCGCCACCTACCAGAAGGTCGCTGTTCAGATTAAGTATCTCGCCGAGCGCCGCGAGATTACCGATGTGGCCTCTTTTGTGTCGCTTGTGGGCCCCTCGACCGACGCCCTAGCGCTTGAGACTCAGCGCGGCACCGAGGCCCTCTTGCGCCGCGTGGAGAAGGAGCTGTTTTACGGCGACAGCAGCGTTAACCCGCTCGCGTGGGACGGCATTATCAAGCAGATCAAGGACGCCGGCAACATCGCCGACCTCCGCGGGAAGGCTGTTACGCCTAACTATTTGCAGGAGGTGCTAGGCGCCCTCTACTCCGCGCCCTACTACGGCATGGCCTCGCATATTCTAGTCACGCCCCGCACCCTCAGCGAGCTCATCAAGCAGAGCGTGACCTTTGGGCGTCATGATCAAGTGCAGTTCAACAACGGCACTCTTGGCTTTGGCTCTAACTCGATCACGATCAGCGCCCCGTACGGCATGATCCCCGTTGTGGCGTGCCCCTTCCTTGAGCGCCACGACCGCGTCGCCCCCGCCGCGGGCGCCTCAGGTGTGTTTGACGGCTCAGTAGTCACCCCCACTATCAGCGTCGAGCCCGCCGCCGCCGCTAACGCCTCATCGCAGTTTGTGGCCGCGGACGCGGGCGCCTACTACTATCGCGTTGTGCCCGTGGGCCCCGCGGGCGTGGGCGTCGCCGTGGACACTGCCGCCGTGAGCGTGGCCGCAGATGAGAGCGTGAGCTTTACCATCGCGCAGAGCGACGCAAGCGCCAGCGTCTCGCACTATCGCATTTACCGCAGCGCCGCCGACGCCGCCAACGCTAACGGCGCGCTGCTTGTGCGCGAGATCGCCAACGCGGGCGCCACGACCACCTTTGTTGACCACAACGCAGACCTCCCCGGCGCCTCGCCGATCCTGCTTGTGAACACGGGCGCCGACCATATGGCCTACTACCAGATGTTGAGCCTGATCCGCCGCCCGCTCGCGCAGATTAACAGCTCTTACCCCTTCCTGCTTATGATGTTTGGCGCGCCCGCCGTTATGTTGCCCTCTAAAATGTGGGTGATCAAGAACGCAGGCGTTAACCCCGCACAGGGCCTCCCCTGAGCACAGAGCTAAGAGGTAGCTGATATGTGGCGCGCGCGTGGCTTTGCGAATGGCTTTATCAACATCGCGGGGGGGCGCGTCGAGGTGCGCGAGCACCTGATAACGCACCCCGAGAGCCTCACGCCCGCCCAGGTCGAACACCTCAACCGCTCGCCCGCGTGGACACACATAGCGCCCGCGCCCGAGCCCATCGCCCCCATCGAGCAGCCCCCCGAGGCGCGCGAGGTGGAGGGCGAACAATCCCCCGAGCCCGCGCCCAAGCGACGCGGGCGCCCGAAGAAGGTTAGCCCATGAGCTCAGCGCTCGCCCTCCGCGGCTATGACGCCGCTTGGCTCAAAAGCACCTTCCTTTTAGGCGTTGACCTCACCCTAGACGACGGCACCCCTTACCCCGACGCCGTATTTAACGACGCGCTCGCCCAGGCTGAGCGCTCGATAGGCGACGAGCTAGGGCTAACCCTCGCGGCGCAGACAATCCGCGAGCGCCAAGACCGCGAGCCAGGGCAGGGCGCCGCGTGGTACCCCATACGCACCCGTCACCGCCCGCTAATCGAGGTACAAGAGCTCGCCGTAGTTTACGGGCGCAGCTCAACGCGCGCCGTACTGCCCACGGCGTGGGCGACGATACCCGAGCCCGTCGCGGGGCAGATACACATAATCCCCACGACGGACGGGGCGAGCAACTACATAATCAGCGGGGGGCAGCCCGTTATTTTAGGCTTTGGTGGACTAGCCAGCGACTACTACATACCCGCCTACTTTGACCTCACTTATAGCGCGGGCTTCCCCCTCTACACGGGCGCCGCGACTATCGCCGCCGGCGAGGTGAGCGTAGAGGCCCCTATAGGGCGCAACTTTGCCGACCTCTACACCGCGAGCGCCTCGACGGGCGCGAGCGTGAGCGCGAAGGGCTACGACAGCCTAACCCTCACCCGCACGGGCGCCGACACCTCAGCGCCCCTAGCCGTGACTTGGCAGGTGGACACGCTGCCCGCGCCGCTTGTGCGCGCCGTGGGGCTACAGGCCTCGACCCTCGCGCTAGGCGTGGCGGGCGACCTCATCGCGGGCGCGGGTATCGCAACGCAGAGCACGAGCCTAGACGGGCTGAGCCAGAGCATAGCGACGACGGCGAGCGCCACTAACGCTGGCTATGGCGCGCGCTTAGGACAATTCGAGCGCGAGCTAAAGGGGCTTATGAAAACGCTACGGGCCACCTATCGCGCGCTCCAAATGGCCGCGCTGTAAGGGGGCGCCGTGCTACTCCCATCGCGCCAGCCGCCCAAGCTAAACCCTCGCGCCGACTTCAAGCCCGAGGAGTTTAGGAAGCTGATATTTAGCCAGGGCCTCCGCGTAAGATGGGAGCTCTCAAGCGCGTGCCCGTGCAGCGCCCCCGCGAGCGCGAGCGGATTTAGCGCCACCCTCAGCGCCTCAAGCGCCGCGCCCACGCGAAACCGCCCCGACTGCCCCGCTTGCAACGGGCGCGGCTACCTCTACCACAGCGCCCAAGAGATACGCGCGCTCATCACGGGCGCGCGCCGCACCGATGAGCGTTTTAGCCAGGTGGGGGGCTCAGAGTACGCCGACGGGCTGATAGGGCTCTCGCTGCTACCCGAACACCTGCCCGCGATGGGCGACCGCTTCACGCTGCTCGACGCGGAGCTCTTGCACCGCGAGGTAATCACGCGCGGCGCGACGGACACCGACGCGCTCACCTACCCCATAGCGCAGCGCACCCACGACCTAGCGGGGGGCGCCGTCACTTTTGGGGTGAGGTACGCGCGCAGCGCCAACACCGCCGGCGAGGTGAGCGGGGGGCGCGCTTACGCCGAGGGCGCCGACTTTGACGCCTCGACGGGCGCGCTTGTGTGGACAGCGCCCGACGCGCCGCCAGAGGGCGCCCGCGTAGCCGTTGAATACTACACCGCGCCCGCTTACATAGTGCAGGGGCAGCCGCACGCGATACGCGACGCCTACAGAGTATTTAAGGCGCCCGCGCCCTATCATATCTCACTCCCCATCTATGCAGAGGCGCGCCTTGAGCAGTACGGCGCGCCGCGCGAGGGGGGCGGGCTATGAGCCTCAGCACGGGCATAGACCAGGACAGCCGCCTAGCGCGCGCCTATCGCGTCGCCGAGGTAGTAGCCGCCGCGTGGAAAGCAGAGGCGCAGAGCTACGGACTCAGAAGCACGCTCAACATCTACAAGCGCGCCGTGCAAATCCGCGAGGTCAGCGCGAGCCATGTAATTATCTCGCTGAGCGGAATAGTGCCGCTCATGATCGAGAACGGAGTAGCGGCGCACGATATGAGGCGCTATCTACTGCACACGCAGCGCCCAGGCGCCGCGCCTATCCGCTATGTGAAAAGCGGGCCCCGTAAGGGCGAGCCTTACCGCTTTATCATGTTTGGGCGCACGCGGGCGGACATAGACACATACGGGGGGCGCGGCGCAGCACGGGCAGCGCGAGCGCTCGCGCCCTCGATGAGCGCGACGGGCGGGCGCCTACTGATAGGGGGGCGGTATCGCAACCCCTCAGCGCATTACATTAACAAGCTAGGTATCCGCTCCACCTCACCCGCGCTAAGCGGAATGGTAAGGCTAGAGGCGACCACCACCACCGCAGCGGGCGCGCCAGGCACCAACACCACTTACGCGGCGTGGCGGACGGTCAGCACTAAGCGCGCGGACGCTTGGCAGCACCCAGGGCGCCCCGCCGCTAACCTCGCGGGGCGCGTCGCCGCTCAGATACCTCAGCTAGTGGAGGCAGCAGGGCTATGATCCACCACCACGCCCTAGCCGCTTTGCGCCCCGCGCTGAGCTACTACCTCACGCCCGCTAATCGCGCCGCGTGGCTTGAGCTGTTCACGGACACGGCGAGCGACACGACGCACCTAGAGGCGCTCTACGCGGAGCTCAGCGCGCAGCCGCCCGAGCTGAGGCCTTACGCCCAGGCGAGCCTTGCAAAACCCCCTTGTATTATCGCGCAGCTCACCGCGCGCCGCGTGACAGACCGCCCGCTAGGTGGCACCTACAACGGAGGCGAGAGCCTCATCAGCGAGCAGAGCGCGACGCTAGAGATACTCGCCCGCGGCGCCGACGAGGCCGACGCGCTCGCGCACACGACGATTAAGGCGCTGCAACAGGCGCGCGCCGACTTCCTCAAAAACGGATATATTTACATCGAGACGGGCACGCTAAGCGAGCTCGCGCCACATGAAACGCTCACCGCTGAGGAAATGGGCATTTTTGTTAGGCGCCTTGAAATCCGCGGGCGCGTTATGGAGGGCGCCGCCAGGCTAGGCGCGTGGGACACCACGCTAGGCCCCCTCACTTTAGGACTAACCCCAGAGGGGCGCGTGAGCCCCGCGCGCTTTTGATATAATAGGCGCACGCTCAACACAGGAGGCTAGACAATGCCGAGCACCCTAACCCTAACCGGACTACCCGCCACCGCGCGCCCCGGTATCTATGCGCGCATAGACGCGAGCGCCCTTAGTGGCGGGGCCCCCGATAGCGGGCGGCTCGCGCTTGTGGGCGACTTCCCCACCTTCCCCACCGCCGAGCCCGTAGAGTTTACCTCACGGCGCGCGATGACCGCCTACGACAGCGGCGACAACGACCTAGCGCAGCTCGCCGCGCTTGGCTTTAGCCCCTCCAACGACCCCGCAGCGAACCGCGGCGCCTCAGCGCTGCTAGTGGTGAACGCACGCGAGACTTGCACCGCGGCGAGCATTGATCTAGGGCCCGTTATCCTCACCTCGCGCATTTACGGCCCGCGCTCTAACCGCCTCACCTCTACGCTCACGATTAACGGCACCAGCTACAGCCTCACGCTAAACCGCGGGGGGCTGAGCGAGAGCTTTAGCGCGACGAGCTCGCCGCTATTCAACCTCGCCAACGCTACAGGCTCCAGCGTCACGCTCACCATCGCCGCGGGCGTTATCACCCTTACGGGGGGCGTGAACCTCACCATAGACAGCAACGAGGCGCCCGACCTCCGCGCCGCTATCGCGCTGCTCGACCAGGTGGAAGGGCTCAGCGCGACCCTTATAGAGCCCTCGCTGATCACCCTCGCGGAGCTCGATTACAGCACGACGACCATAACCACAGGCGCAAACGGCGACATCTCAGCGCCGGGGCTCGCTCTCGCGCGCGCCCTCAGCGCCTCGCGCCTTGTGAGCGTGGCGCAGGACACCACGAGCGCCGCGGGCACGCTGAGCGCGGGCACCGAAACCGCCACGGGCGGCGCGCAGGGAAGCGCGCTAGGGTGGGCCGACGCCCTCGCCGCTATTGAGGCTCAGAGCGTGCAGCTTGTTTGTTTGTTCACCACCGACGGCGCCGCGCAGAGCCTACTAGCGGGGCACCTCACGGCCGCCGCCCTCGCGGGCTATGAGCGCCAGGCGTTTAGCGCTGTTCCCTCGACGAGCAGCCTTAGCGCCGCGCGCACCGCCGCCGCCGCGATCAACTCGCCAGGCGTGGCGCTCGCCGCTCAGAGCGTGAGCCTCTACAACCCGCGCGGGCGCCTAGCGAGCCTCGACGCCCGTTATACTGCTCTTATGCTCGCGGGCATGAAGGCAGGGAGCGACATAGGCGAGCCTCTCACCCGTAAGCGCCCCGCGATCCTCTCAACCTCTCAGGTATGGGACACGCACGCGGACATTGAGGCAGCGCTACGCGCGGGGCTTTGCGTGATCACCCGCGACCAGGTGGGGCCGCGCGTTGAGCGCAGCTTGACAACTTGGCTTGAGGACAATAACCCCGTTTACACCGAGGTTAGCGCTTATGAGAGCGTCTTGTTTAGTGTGCGCGACCTCCGCGCCGCCCTCGCTGATCAGATAGGGCGCCCGACTAAGGCTAGCCAGATGAGCCTTATTGAGAGCCGCGTTAACGCGCGCCTCGCCGCACAGGTGAAGGACGGGCGCATTAAGGCCTATCAGGGCGTGACCCTTGAGGATATGGGCGACCAGGTGGCGATCTCTTACCAGGTGGCGCCCGTCGAGCCTCTAAACTTCATAGCGATTACTGCAATCGCGCAGCGCCTCAGCGCCTAAAGGAGCTCATAAAATGCCAGCGAACAAAGCAATCAGCGGCGCCGCTTGTAAGGTCTATCTAGCCTCCACGGGGCAAGAGGTGGGGTGGGCTACGGGCGTTGATGTGACGGAGACGATCCAAAACGCCCGCGTCGATGTTATAGGCGACCTCGACTCTCAAGAGATTACGCCGGTGCGCCGCGCCGTCACGATGAGCGTAGCGGCTATGCGAATTCAGCGCGCGCCGCTTGAGGCGCTAGGGGTGTGGAGCCAGGGCGACACGGCGACCATACTAGCGACGCCCGCGCTAGACTTTGCCGTGATCGACGACACCACCGGCGAGACGCTTCTAACGCTGCAAGGGTGCAAGCCCTCAACGCGCACCTTCAGGCTAGACGCTCAGAGCCTTTTTTCTGAAAATCTTAGCTTTGATGTGCGCCGCATTATTTACCCGACCGCCTAACGCCTAGACACTTAAAGACGCGCGCTTTATAGTGGGGGGCCGCACACCCGCTAGGAGCTCGCGCCATGTTTGCACACCTCAAGACCTCGCCCACCTCGCCCACCCCGCCCGCGCCAGAGCCGCCGACGGGGCTAGAGCGCGTGCTAAACATCGAGGCGGAGCTAGGCGGACAGGTGCGCCGCGCTACTATCACATCGCGCGTTATGGATATGGGCGCGAAGATAGCGCGCGACCGCCTCGCGGCTGAGCTCGCGGCGCCCTCGCGCTTTGATGACCTGCCCGCAGCGGCGCAGCTCAGGATATGGGCCGCCGCTACGCTCACCTACAGCCTCACCGACGCGCCCGCGTGGGTGGGTGAATGGGCGGGGCTCTATGACCCCCTCTTATTCGCGCTGTTTGAGGAGGTGACAGCGCACGAGCGCGCATTTTTTCGCGGACACATGGAGGAGGGCGCAGATACAGCGCCAGAGCCCCGCTTGGAAATTAAGCGCCTCTCTTTACCCGCGCTTTGAGCCCTGCCCCCTCGACCCAACGCGCCCCAACGCGCACCCCGCCCAGGTGATCGAGCGGGGGCTAATGGAGCTCAGCGAGGAGGCTTTTAACGCGGCGCAGCCCGCCCAATGTGCTAAAATCAAGGCTAATCAGCCAGCTTTAACGGGCGTGGCGTGGATCGACGCACAAGAGCGCGAGAGGTACAAATGAGCTCAGAGGTAACAATCAAGGTAAACCTCGACGAGACGGGCGCAATTAAGGACATTGAAACCCTAAAGCGCCACCTCGACGACCTCGCGCGCCGCGCGTCGAATATCCCCACGGGCGCCGCACCCGCCCCCGCGCCAGGCGCAGCGCCAAGCGCAGCACCAAGCGCAGCGCCAAGCGCAGCGCCAAGCGCAGCGCCAAGCGCAGCGCCAAGCGCAGTACCAAGCGCAGCACCAGGCGGGAAGCCAGGCGATACACCCCCCAAAAAAAAGGCGCCCCCTTACGCGCAAGCGATAACGGGCCTAATGGGGCAGAGCGCGGGCGGCGTGATCAGTACAATAGGCGACCTCAGCAAAAACATTCCTTTTTTTGGCATACCCGCGAGCATTTATTTAGGCATTAAGGGGGCGAGCCTCCAAGCGCGCGAGGCGCTCGCGGGGCAGGCCGCAGGGCTAGAGGGGCTAGAGGCGACTCTAGCGGGCGCTGTTGATATGGGCGGCGAGGTAACTAAGACCGCCGCAGAACGCGCCGCCGCCTCTATCGCCTCGCTTGGCTTTGGAGGAGCTGAGGCGCGCCAGCTTATGAGCTCCACCGCGGGGGCCTTTGGGCTCGCGCAGACAATGAGCGACCTAGAGGGCACGCTAGGCGACCTCGCGACCGCTCAAAAGGCGGGGCTGAGCCCGCAGATGATCAGCAGCCTAGCGGGCGCTATCGCCCAGGCGGGCACGGGCGCCGACACTATAGGCGCGCGTGAAGCGTACAACCTCGCTTTTCAAATGCGTAACCTCGCCGAGACGGGGCTAGACCTCCGCGGCGCGGGCGTTAATCGCTTCCTCGCAGGTATGCAGAGCGCTATCGACACGCTCGCGGGGCAAGGTATCACCACGCGCGGCGAGGGCCTCGCGGCGACCACGCGCGCCGTGGCGGGTGCTACGGGGCGCACGGGGCTTAGGCCCTTACAGATCACCCAGGCGCTAGGCGGCGCAGCGGGGGGCGCCCGCGCGGGCTTTGCGGGGCAGTTTGGAGGGCTAGTAAGCGCCGCGATACAGGCGGAAGCGTTTAGCAGAGCGCGCGACCCCCTACAGGCGCTGCAAATCATGGAGCAAATGCAAGCCGACCCGCGACAGGTGCAGACCGCCCTTAAGCGCCAGCTAGGCGGAGAGGGCGCCGCGCTAGGGCTCGCCTCGATCTCAGGCATAGGCGCGGGCGAGGCGCGCGACCTCGCGGGCGCCACACTCAGGGGGGGCGACGCGCTCGCGCTTGGAGCTCGACAGACGCGCGCGCAGGTCGAGGCGGGGCTAAAGGTGAGCGCAGCCCAGGCGCTGAGCGACCAGGCGCTAAGCACCGAGGCGCGGGCTAATGAGGACTTACTAGTACAGCTCACGACAATAAGCACCGATATGAAAAAAGCCGTTTTAGCCTTCACCAACACGAGCGACCAAATAACCGCAATAGCGAGCGCGCTTGTAAAGACGCTAGACATTTTAGCCAGGTTTACGCCGTGAAGATCACCCTATATACCGACACCGAAGCGCGCGACCTCACGCGGCACGCGACCGCGGTAGCGTGGACAACGAGCACGCGCGCCCCCTACCTCAACGCGAGCGTGACCCTCGCGGCGCCTTTTGCGCTGCTCGACGATCTCGCCCCCGCCGGCGAGGGCGCTTTGAGCCTCGACGGGTGGATAGCGGTCAGCGACACGCCGGAGGGCGAGGCGGTAGAGCGCGCGCTGTTTGTGGGCCCGCTCACGGGCGCCTCTTACACCTTTAGCGCCGAGAGCAGCGCGGGCATGGAGGGGCTAAGGCGCCTCGACGCGCTCACGCTCACGGCGGGCTCTATGCTGCACTATATGAGCGAGGCGCAGCTAACGCTCAGCGCGCGCCCGACCGCGGCGCCGCCAGGACACATCTACACGCTCCAAACCTGGGCGGCGACTATGCGCGCCCTCATCACGGCGCCCTTTAGCGGGCCCTACATAGGCGCAGCGCTCGCGCGCACATTTAGCACGCTCGCGGCGCCGTATCGACTGCCCCGCACACTCGCGGGGGGGCTCAGCCTCTCAGCTATCCCCATCGCTTACGACGCGGCGACCACCTCGACCCACGCGCCAGAGCGGGCGGGCGACGCGCGCGCGCTCACGGGCGCCGCCATTAACGCCGTATCAGCCGCCGCCGCCCCGAGCGGCTCGCCGTGGGGGCTGCTCACCTCTATATTTGACCCCGACCCCTCTATCGCTGAGCTGTTTCTGAGCTTAGAGCCCGACCCCACCAAGCGCCACCCGCTAGGCGCCGCGCTCAACTCGCGCCCCGTGCTGCTTCACCGCTTTAAGCCTTTTGCGAGCGGCGCCCTCGCGAGCGGCGCAGCGCTTGGCGCCCTCGACGCGCCAGGGCACCCGACGACGCGCGCGCTACTGCTCGACGGCGTTATGAGCCTCCGCGCCGCGCAGACCGACGCCGACAGGATCAACGGCGCATATATCAGCACGCCCCTCACAGCCTCGCGCGGCGTTGATAGCTTTGGGCTCATCGCCACCCCGCGCCTTGACCCCGTGGACATAGAGCGGGCGGGGCTGAGGCTATACCGCGCACAATGGCCCTACTTCCCACCAGGCAAGAAAGAGGGCAGCTACAGCGCGCACTCGCAATACCTAGTGGACATAACCGAGCAGATCACAGCCCATCAAGAGCGCTTTATGAACGGCGATATTCTCGCGCGCTACGCGCCCCACCTCCGCGCGGGTGTGTGGCTTAAGACACCTATTAGCGACGGGCACCGCGAGCGGCTGCTTTACGCCTACGCGGAGAGCTTGAACCACACGATACAGATCAGCGACGGGGGGCTAATCACGCGCCGCACCTCGATCAGCTACACAAGGGGCTTTTACGCATGATCATTAAAGGCCCAACGGCGCGCGGCGCAGTCCTCGCCATTATGCGCGTTACCGCGCGCCGCGTGATAGACGGCGCGCCCTTCCTCGACCTGATAGACAGGGGCGGGCGCCTCTACACGGACGCCGAGATATTGAGCTTAGGCGGCGCGCCCCAGGAGCTCGCAGCCGTGCCCCCCGAGGGCGCCGATGTGCTCACCCTCACCACGCCCCAAAACGCGCCGCTTGTGCTAGGCACTTTCAGCACCTCGACCGACCGCGCCCTAACCGCAGAGCTCAGCGGGGCGGGCGAGTACCCCCCCGACGCGCTCGCGCTTGATCATGTAGCGCTCAGGAGCGGCGAGGCGCGCCTAATAGCCGCCGAGGGCAGCCTATACGCGGCGCCCGTGCTTAGAGTACAAGGGCGCCTAGAGG